AGAGAAATTACCTGATGTATCATAAGCTTTAACCATAAAGGTTGAAGTGGAAGTGACAAATTTACTTGGTAAGAATAAATTTGTTGCTTGTACTCTTATACCAGAACCAACGATAGGATTATCATTACTATCTAATGTTTCGGGATGCGTACCATTATCCCAAACCGTGCCTTTTCTTACCTCATATCCAGCTAAATCTAAGTCAGCGAAACCATTGGATTGTAAAGGTTCTACAGGAACCCAGTTAAGACCTACACCATCATTAGGATCTATAGTTGCTGAAAGGCTTGCAACATTACTTGGTGGTGCAGATTTACCAACAACTGTTGCTGTTTTAACAAAAGGAACTGTAGATAACAAACCAGCAGCATTAATACTTTGTACAGAAAACACATATAAATTACCTGACTCTACGTTGCGTAATTCAAATTCATTTCGTCTTACTATGACATCAACTGGATTATCTTGATTGTCTGCATCCGCACCTTTTGTATAACTAACTTTATATTTAACAGCACCATTTACACTAGGCCATGTTGCTCTTAACTGAACTCTGATATTTCCATTATTAGTAGCAAAAGTATTAGCATTTGGTACGTGTTTATATAATGATTCTCTAATAGTTACGTCTGATGGTGAATCTACTTTTTCATCAAGAGTTGTTATATCTTTAGCTTCGACATCTGTTCCACCTTCAATAGTGTTATATAAGCTGCTGTTGTAAGTAATTGCTGTGATTGTATATTGTAAATTCTCTGCCTGTTCTATAGATACTATTCTCCATGTTGAAGGTGCTACAGTTGTTTTTTCATAAAGCCAAACACTGTTAACATTAGGTGCTGATGTAAAAGCAGAAGAAACAGTAACAATACTACCTGATATACCTTGTACATCTTTTGTTTCCATATTTCCATTACCTAAAATAATAGACAGCTTGTCACCCGAAGAAAAACTTATGCCAGATATACTATCTACTGTTATCTGCGTTGTAGATGCTGCTGTAATACGACCTGCAAGCCTTGTACCACTTCTTACTGGATCTGATATAGAAATTATCATGCCAGGTTTTACCATTACTCCTGCATCGCTTGTAGTGGTAAATGTGCAGGTTTCTGTTAAAAAGTTTTCTGAATAATAAATAAAACGTGCCAAACGTGAAGCCTGACCACCTGATGTGCAGCCAAAAGCATCTATTTGTTTTTTATTTAAACCATATTTAGTAACAAATGGATCAGTGTCTAAATCACTTGCTAAAGGATGTTGAACATAATCTATCTGCTGTGTAACGTTATTAAAAAATTTGACAATAACACAATTTGATCTTGTTTTAATATCAGATCCTTCATAACTAAAACCTTCTTGTGTAACATTACTTCTATTAAATAAATAAACTGGATCTGCTGGTCTATCTTGTGTAATTTTTATTTTGCCTTCACTAAAATAAACAGCACCTCTAAATACAGAAGCGACCTTATTTAATAACTTAAAAGCATCTTCTTGTTTGTTTATTACACCATTAAAACTAAATCTAGGTTCTGTATCTCCTTTTGTAACTGTAACATTACCAGTTGTAGGATCAGTTATTGGGTTGCTTGCTTTTATAGTTATTACCGTTGCATTTTGTGTTACAGAATTTATTCTTACAGGTGCGTCACTTGCTATGTCAGTAGCATTACCAGACGTAAAATCACAACTAATTAAATCATTAATTTGCAACTTACTATTTGTAGGAAAAGTAATAGTTATTTTTCTGCCAACCTGACTATATGTACCAGTTTGACTTGAAGGATTTGTTCTTCTATCACTTACAAGAGTATTTGCATATTTAGATGCTTCTACAAAAGAAAATAAATCAATATTTTGTGCAGAACCATTAAAAGTTACTTTTTCTGCTGCTGTTAAAATCTGATCGCCAAAACCATATCTTTTTGAAGTTAAAATATCATATAAAACAAAAACAGGGCATGCACAGAATTGTGCTGCTTGCATTGTTCCATTAAATATATAATTTGGTGGATAATCTATTCTCCCAGTTTTACTATCAACAATAGGTGTTCTTGACTCTACAGTTCCTCCCCCTGCACCTGTTCCTGGGATTCTTATTTTTATACCTTTTAATAAATAGGTTCTTTTTGGAACGGAACTAAAATTTTCAGCATCTATTTGAAGTCCTACAAGTGCTGTATTTTTGTATTTAAGTTTTTCTCTTTCCTCAGGAGTTGCAGCTTCAATTACCTTAATAGCAGACATAAATTTAATAGAATTACCAACTGATACTAAATTCCCACCTGATGGTGGATCATTAACTTTTTTAACAGTAATTGTTATATTTCTAGCGTTTGTATTAGAAGCAGCAGGTATTGGTATTGTTTTTTGAATTTGATATAAGTCGTTTGTTCTACCAGTAACTAAAACATTACCCACTTGCGTAGCTGTACCACCATCAATGCTTGTTAAAATTAAAAATCTTAAATTAGCACCTCTAACATCACCTTTATTATTTGTTATAAATAGAGAAGTAACACCTACGATAACAACAACTTCTGTAATTCTTGCACCATCTGTATCGCTTAATCCATCAGTTACTGCTTGTTCATCATTAGCGTTAGTAAGCTCGTTATTAGGAACTGTTACGACACTTCTTACTTTAGAAAATCCAGCAATAGTATCTTGACTTGCAGTTCCTTCATTGGCTTCTGTTGTTAAATTATCTACATTAAAATTATAATCAGATGCGGTAACACTAGATGAATCAGCAGATGCTTTTAATAATGGTGTCTTATTAAAAAATATATCTTTCTGTCCTTCTGTTTGATAAGTACTAGCTGTAGTTGCAATATTATTTTCAAAAGGTGTTGCGAAACCAGCAATTTCACCTTCTGATAAAACATCTAATATTTTACCAGTAGCAACGCTGTTAAGATTATCTTCTTCATTTATTGGTGTTCTACTGCCACCACCTTTACCGCCACCACCAGCACCAGAAACTAAATCTAAATCATATACTTTCATTATTCTGCCTCTCCTATTTCAACAGAAGTATTTACAACTATTGAACCAGTAATTGCCGTTCCATAAACTAACGGTATTGCAATTCCAGGCATACTGACGTTTAAAGGAGAAGTAAACGCAGAAGATTCAGGAGTTTGTTCTGCTTCAGGTATTTGGGGAGTTGGTGTTAAAAGCTGTGCAACACCATCTAATACTAAACTTGCACCAACATAAAAAAGTACTTTAGATCCAAAACCACCAGTTAAACCTAGTGTTTTACTAAATCCAATACCACTAAAAGCATTAGACCCACCAAAAGTAACGAATGACAAACCTATTAAAGCAGCACCAGCTAATATTCTTCCAAACTTACCACTACCTTCTACTACTGGTATAAAACTTATACTTAAATTTCCAATAGGATATAATAATTCTTCTTCTCCTACATCATCTTCATCAACTAAAACATGATAATTATTCTGTACAATCTGTGATTCTAATTTAGGCCAATTACAGGTAAGGAAACTAACAGCATCTCTTACGCTATCAACATAAGCCTCTACTTCTTTAAGCCCTGTATGTTCTCTTAAATGACCATATAGTTTTATTTTACGCAACATATCTTATCCTCTTACCAGTGCATTTCTGCAACCATTCACTATATGGTTCTCGACCTGACAGCCTTCCTTGTATATGATGTAAAACTTCTCCATCAATAAATACAGCAATATGATTAAGGCCATTACCATAAATACTAAGCAATAAACAATCATTTGTCTGTAGCTGTTCGTCATATTTTAACTCACGAAAACCTGTTGCTTCAAAACAATCTTCAAACATTGGTTTATCTATAAAGTCATCTTCATTAGCTGGCCTTACCCAATCTCTCATAATTATGCCTTGTTCTTTAAAATAATCTCTGACAAGACTCCAGCAATCATATACACCAAATACATAAGGTCTACCGATCAGGCTATTTTTATAACCAACTGGTTCATAACTTTGCCATTCATTACTTTTTGGATTGACAATATAGTATTTCAAACCTTGTTTTTCAGAAGAATATTTATCAGCATCAGATGGTGTTGCATCACAGTTAACATGACTATGAAATACTGCAACAATATCTCCCTTATCTTCTGTCTCAGCCCATGACCTTGGATCAATAGTAAACTGATTTAATCTATCAACTGCAATATTTCTAGCTGGAGCGTACTTTTCTCTACCTTTAAACATATAAACAAGACCACAAGCTTCATTTGGTGCTTCTTGTTTTGCGTGTTCTAATGCTTTATCCTGCCATATCATTGAAAAAACTCACCAATACCAGGAAATTCATCAGGTAAAATCTGACGTTTTGGTCCGCGTACACCTGCCATATCAAACATAGAAGCACATTCAAATTGCACTATTTCTTGATTTTCTACTACTTTTCTAGCAATCATATAAATTTCATCAGGAAACTTCTGAGTAGAATCTGCTGTTGCGTTTGTTGAATTAAAATTATCAGAATCAAGAAATTTTCTAAGAGTCCTAATACGAACCAAAGTGCTGCCTATAAGATCATTTCCTACTGTAATTTTATTTACTTCAAGCATCATTGCAGATATAGTTCCACCTGGTAATGCCGATCCACCATTTGCAACACTAAATGTATTAGAAAGACTTGGATTTAAATTACTAATGGTTAATCGTGGTCTTGGTAATGTGCCTTTTGAAGTCATATCAAAACCTTCTGTCTGAACAGGAAAAGGCTCATATACTTTTCCTCCAAAATGTATAGAAGCTTCATGTAAGGTGGTTGTTGTTTTTAAATTAGTACCAGCGTGAAATCTTTTTATTGGCCTTTTCGCAGTCCATGTAACATTATTGTCAGTAATTGTCGTTCCATCAATCCATTCCATCGTTCCAGAAGTTGTATCACTGTTTGAGGCTGTAACAACAAAAACATTTGCATTAGTTATAGAAGTAATACTAAAAGAAGAATTTGTAGAATTACCTGTTTTAAAATTAATATTTATACTATTACCTTGAACAAATGGATGATTATTTATAGTTACAGTAATAGTATTTCCTGATTGAGAGTATGTTCCACTTGTATTTGCAAAATTGGGTTCGGAATTACCACTTGTACCACCTGATGTACATTCAAATACCATTCCCTGTGGTGGAAAACTATTATCTAACACTAAACTTGTTGAACTTACAGTATCACCAGCCGTATAAGACGTAAGAATTGCAACAGTTCCACTGTTTGTAGCACTTGAAGCTGCTGTAACTGTAAATACATTGGCATTAACAACACTCGCAACATTAAAAGTACCATCAGTAGCAGATCCAGAAGTGTAATCTAAAACTATAGTTTGACCGCTACTTAGATTATGGTCTGTAATTGTAATTGTAACTGTTGTTCCAGATTGAGAATAAGTGCCTGTTTTTACTTGCCAATCTGCATAATGTAATCTCTGATCTAAATGTACTTCAAACAACTCAATAATCTCTGATGGATTAGGTTTTTGTAGTTCTGTAACTGTGTTTGTTGGTGCGCTCATCCTACATCAAACACCTCTCTAAAAGTTGCAGATATCGTAGCTCTGTTTAAATAAGGTATTGACTTTGTAAACGTAGGACAAACCCATTTACCTGCGGTTCCTGCTGGTGGACTCCAGTTAAAAAATGCACCATCAACTGCTCTTGCCTCTAAAAATGTTTCAATGGCATCTGCATCTGATTCACTCACATCCCATTGCAAGTTCCATACTTTTGGATCTATATTCAATCCTATTCTTGCTCTGTGTTCATAACCATCTCCTAGTTGAACAATAGTGGTTTGTGGATTACTCTGTTTTCTTGCACCATATTTAGGAATAGTGCCACCAGTTGAAGTTCCTACAGTTGTATCGTCAAAAGTAGCCATTATCTATAAAGTAAGCCTCCAGGTCTTTGTTGTTTCATAAGTTCATCTTGAACTGCTCCTGCTAACATTTTACCCAACATTTCAGCCTGTCCATTATCACCTTGAGCACTCGTATTGGCAGCATCTACATTTACTACGATATTCATACCACCTCCACCAATTCCAGCCAAATCATGATTTGGAATAATATTTCCTGATTGATTAGGAACAAATAATTCTGGTCCACGTTCTCCAACAATATAAGGTTTTCTCATTCCAACAGGACCACCATTAGCTGCTGTCATTACTTGACTAAAACCAGGTGCAGGACCTTGTATACTATTACCAAAATTGAATGGATTAAATAAACTACTGAACATTCCAAGGAATCCTCTTGATATTTTTGCAGCCATCATCTGTGCAGCCATATCTAAGAAATGATCTGCTATACGCATAAACATATTTCTAAACGCATCTTGAACACTCATTGTTCCTTTAATTATTCCTTTAAATGATTCCGAAAATGAACTTTCTATAGATTTACTTAGTTCTACTATTTGTTTTTGTGTATCCATTAAATCTTCTAATCTTTTATCAACATCAACTATTGCAGATGCAAGAGGACTAGCTAATATTTCTGCATTTCTTAATTGAGCTATATTTAATTTTCTTTGTAATCTTAGTTCTTCTAATTGATCTGCCAATTTATCTTTTCTTACCCCCTCTTCTGTTTTATCTAATTCAAACTTTTTAAGTGCAATTTTTGATTCGATTGCTTTTATTTCATTAGTTTTTCTTATAACATCTTGCTCTTCACTTCTTTGTGTAAGTCGTTTTGCTTCTAATTCAATTTCTGATTTTAAATTATCTATTTTTACTGATCTTGCACTATCAAGTAATTCTTGAGATATTTGTACTTTTGCAGGTGCAGAAGATGGCACAAATTCTCTTTTTAATTGATTTAAAATAGAAGGAGTAAGAGCATCTGGACCCAAATTTAAAGCTCTTTGTAAATTACCCTTACGAAGAGGATCAAAGAAATCTAATCCTCCTTGTGGTAAACTTTCTGGAATTAATTCCCCAATTCTTTTCTGAAATTCTTTTCGTCTATTTTTTGGTACTTCATTAGCAATATCCGCTAAAGTAAAAGCTCCACTTATACCTTGTAAAATCTCATTTATGGCTGCTGACAATTCTCCTAAACCTTGAGAAACGAATGACAATAACTGGGTATTTAATTTTGCAAATGTATTACCTAACTCTTGGAATGATTTCGATAGTTTTTTGAGTTGTTCAACATCAGCAAATTCATCAATTTCAGCCAAAGCAATATCAGCAGCAGTAGCTTGTAATCCTAACTCTTCTAATTTACTTATCTGACGTTCAAGAGCAGTACCAGATATACCAGCACGTTGAACTAAAATCTCAATATTTTCAGATGGTTTCCTTAAAGCATCACCAAGTTCTATAGCTTTCTTGCCCAATCCATCAATAAACGCACCAATCTGAGTGCCAAGTAATGAAAGAGCAAATCCCATCTGTCCACCCATCAAACCACCACCTGCACCACCTAAAAAACCTCCAGCAGAAGCACCAAGTCCTTGACCAAATAACAGAGGAAAAGCTCCACCGATAATTGCACTTGATTGAACTTGTTTTCTTATTCTTTTATCTTCAGCAGTTCTATTTCTTTGGAATCTTCTAAATCTACCACCAGGACTTTCAGCTATTCTTTGTCTAATTTCTCTGGCGTCAAATCTATCTCTTCTACTAATTTTCATACTTTTTTCTTCTTTATTACTATCTCTCAACAAAGTTCTTTGTTTTTCTAACTCTTTATTCATTTCTTTTATTCTTGCCGTTACATCTCCATATTCTTTTTCAGTAAAATCTAACTGTTTTCTTACACCAGTTAAAGTATCTAAATATCTTTCAATAGCACTAATAGTATTAGCAGGAGCAAAATTTAAAAGTGTTGATATATCTGCATTACTAAAACCTGTGACACCACGAACATCTTTAGAACCCATTGCACCAAAAGTAGATGCTGTGATCTTTGCACTTTCGTTAAATCTTTGAAGAGATTTGATCTGTGCAGAAAAATTTAACTTTGTAAAACCTTGAGTAAATAATTCAAATTTTTGACTTGTAATGCCAGAAGAAGCTGCAAGCTCCTTCATTCTTGTTGCTAATGCTCTAGTAGACGCAATACCTTTTCTATTTGCACCTTCAAAATTAAG